GCAGCCAGAAAGTCGATGATTGAAGATTTCAGAGCATTTGAAAAAAAATATGGTTCTCCATATTCTCATAAATCTAAGTTTAGACTTGATCCAGAATACCCACTTGTCCTTTCTCTTCAGAGACAGAACATGATAAAAAATAATGGTAAAACTCCTGTTTATGAATATATCGATTCAGGTTTACTAAAAGGTCGTACTAGTTGGCCGACAAAAACAGATCCAGACAAAGCAAAGGACTTGCAGGACGCAAAAGTCATATCAATGGCATACAAAGGTGGTATTGATATTGACTATATGGCAAAAATGCTTGACTCAGAGCCAAAGGCTATTAGAAACGAACTTTTAGAAAGTGGAATGGCTTTTGAGGATCCGGTAAGTGGATTGACTGTTGAGAGATCTGAGTATCTTTCGGGGCATGTGTCTAAAAAATTAAAGGAAGCAGAGAAAGAAAACTCTGATGGTAAATACAAGAATAATATAGATTCTTTATCAGAAGTTCTTCCCGAAAGGCTGAAGATTGACAGTATTCGATTCAATATAAATTCTAGCTTTATTCCAACAAAATTGCATACTCAATTTATGAAAAAAGAGATAGGTGGTTACGGCATCGACATCACCTATAGACCGACAACAAATACGTGGAAAGTCGAAGGTAGTTTTACAGAAGATCCTCGATACTCTACAAAAGACGTGAAGATCAAAAGAGTTATAGAGCATGCGGTTTCTGGAAAGACGATACTTGTTCATGATAAAATTGAGAACCCTGATGGTTCAACTTCAAGACCAGTAAATAAAGAAAAGTCAATGCAAGCAGCTGCGAAAGTGGAAGCACTTAAGTCTAAGTTCATTGAGGTCGTTAAAGCCAATACTGCTGCTCGTCAACTTGTGGAAGATTCATTTAACGACACATTTAACGGCCATGCTCCTCGTGAATACTCTTCAGAAGGTCCAGACATATTCCCTGGTGCAGCCACAGAGGGAATGAAACTTCGTAGCTATCAGAAGAGAGCTGTCAACCGTGCTGTTCATCAACCTGCTCTTTTAGCTCATGCTGTTGGTTCGGGAAAAACATTGGAAATGATGACAATCGCCATGGAAAAAAGGAGACTTGGTATCGCTCGTAAAAACATGATCGTTGTTCAAAACTCAACAATTGGTCAATTTGCAGCTTCCTTTAAAGGTCAGTATCCCAATGCAGCGTTGTTAGCTCCACTAGACTCCAAAGATTTTTCTGGAGATAATCGGAAGATTTTTCTTTCCCGTATAGCAACGAGCGAGTGGGACGCAATCATTATTCCACAGAGTTTCTTCAATAGTTTGGCAGATAATCCGGATACAATCACAGCTTTTTATGATGAAAAGATAGATGCCTTGCAGGAGATCTCTGACGAGTTGGCACGTTCTGGTGAAAATCAATCTGCTAGAACCATGGCAAACAAAATAGAAAAGCTCAGAGATAAAAAGGAATCTGATCTTAATCAGGCAAATAAAGACGGAGTTCTTCACTTTGGACAACTTGGAGTTGATTCATTAATTATAGATGAAGCTCATGAGTATAAGAAGGTTGGTCTTGAAACTCAGCTTAATAATATCAAAGGACTTGATGTTACGTCAGGAGCTTGGGCCAGTTCTGCTTATATGAAGACTCGTTTTATTCATGAAGCCAGTGGTGGAAAAAATGTTATTCTTGCTACAGGAACACCAATAACTAATACATTGGCTGAAGCATACACTATGATCAGGCTAACGAATGAATCTCTTCTAAAAGAATATGGCATTACGAATTTTGACCAGTTCGCCTCAGCTTTTACTGATACAAACACAGAGCCAGAGCTTTCATCTCAAAACACGATTCGTATGGTCACTCGTATGCGAGCTTTTGTTAATCAGCCACAATTGATAAGAATGTTTCGTCAAGTGGCTGATGTACTGACGGGTGCAACTCTTTCACAGCATGGAAGTGTAAATAAGCCAAATATTATTGGCGGTGGACCGACATCTATAGTAATTCCCATAGATCCATGGACACAAGATGTCATGGACCATATCAGAAAAGTCGTCAGGAATTTTGAAAACATGTCACCTAAAGAGAAAAGGGACAACTCCCACATTCCTTTAGTAATGAGTAATCTTGCTGCCAAGGCTTCACTTGATCCTAGAAGTGTAGCGGGAGATCCTAGTTTACCTTCCCAGTTTGATGAAGGTCCAGACGTTGAGGACGGAAAACTCAATCGAGCTGTCAAGGATATGCTAGAAATTTATGAGCAGAGCAGTGATGATAAAGGTACACAGATGATGTTCTCGGACATGTACTATAATCGTCATAATGATTTCAATGTTTTTCATGAAGTAAAAAAGAAGTTGATTGAAGGTGGAGTACCAGAAAGTGAAATTTCTATTGTTACCGAAGTAAAAAAAGCTCAACTTGAGTCCGTGTTCACCAAAGTAAATAATGGTAGTATTCGCTTCCTTCTTGGTACAACTCGTAAAATGGGCGTTGGTGTCAATGCTCAAGAAAGAATGAAAGCATTGCACCATTTAGATGCGCCTTGGATGCCTATGGAGCTAGAACAGCGAAATGGTAGAATTCTTCGAGATGGGAATATTTTTGGTCTTAGTCAAGGTGGCGGTGTTTATATTCGCCAATATGGAGTAGAGAAGACTCTCGATGCTATGCGCTTCCAGAGACTAGCAATGAAGCAGCGTTTTATTGATGATGTCCTAGAAGGTAAGGTAAATGACGTTGCTGTGGAGAATGACGACAGTAGTAGCTTTGTTTTATCGGCAGAGCAAATGGCAGCAGCTTTTTCTGGTAATCCGGCAGTAATGGAAGTCTTCAAGCTTCAACACGATATTGAAAGGATCGAGATTGAGCGAAAGTCATACAACTCTCAGTTATCTGAAACCAGAGAAAGTAATGATAGAGTAAAATCTGACATTACCCTCATGGAAAAAAAGCTTTCAAAAATGAGAGATCAAGAAGCAGGTATAGATAAAGAGAGATTATTGCTTGAGGATGAGAAAGTAGAGTTATCTATCAATGGCAATAACTTAAACAATAACAATAAAAAAGTTAAAGCTGCAACAAAAGCTATAGATGCCAGGCTAAAAGAAATTATAGCCAGAACCTACGATAATGCACAATACGCCAATACAAGTTGGATAAAGCATGAGCTTCCTGCAAAGGGCTTCAAGCTTAATGGCATGGAAGTATTATTAACTGGTCATGCTCGACTATCTCCTGACGGAAAGCCTACAGGAGAAACCTCTGTAAATTACAAGATTGACTCAGATTTCAATATTTCTGGAAATGTTACCACTGGTGCAGGATTCCTGACAAGCTTGAAGTCGCAGCTAGAAGTTAAGCAAGAATTATTAAAGGCTGAAGGAAGCATTGCTAGATCTAAGAAAAAACTTTCTGCCGGAGAGGATTTCTTAAAATCAGAATTCTCAAAAGAAGCTGAGTTGGCTGAAAAGTATGAAAGACTTGACGAGTTATCTGAAGATCTTGAGGCTACTGCTGAAGATCAACTTGATGAGAGCGATGCTGTCATAGAAGAACCAACGACCACAAAAAAAGATGATGTGCCTAATCTTAAGCATTCTGGTAAAAGAAGCTTAAAAAAAGTATTTAGTCGAGTTGAGTCTGCCAATGATACATTCAATCAAGATCAGGTTTTATTTAGATCTGAAGGCTCTTACTCTTCTCTTAGTGGTCGTGATAAAGCCAAAGCTCGGCAAATCGTTCAAAAGATGACTGGTACAGCTAATGTCGAATTTGCCAAAAAACTTTTCAACTCTGAAGGAAAAGAGGTTTTCGGTAAATATTCAAATGAGTTGATTCAAATATCTGAAGGAAAAGGAGACTTTGACAATACAGCTCGACATGAAGCCATGCACCAAGTTTATGATAAACTCCTTACTTCTGCTGAAAAGAAAGTTTTTGATGAAGCAACAAAGCGTCTTGAACTAACTCATGAAGAAGCGATCGAGAAAGTAAACGAATTTGCCAATACTCAAAAAGGAATCACTGGAATGCTACGAGCAATGGCAAAGAGAATGATTCGCAGACTAAAAAAGATTTTTGGAGCAGACAATCTAATTGACAAGATGAATGACATTTATGATCGTACTTTGTCTGGAGAATTAGCGAGCAGAGGTGAGACTGGAGCTTCAAACTATGGATGGGACAGTAATAGATCATCTTTATACCGGGACAAGGTTCTTGGAGATACTACCAATAGGCAAGGAATTTCCGGTAAGACTAGATCCAAAAGAAAATTTTCTGACTTCATGGAAAACCTTTACAAATATGTTCCTTTGGATAAGCTTCAAAACTGGGACTCCTCAAACAAGGATATTAGTTGGTTCAAATCTCACTTTATGACTCCATTCTGGCAAGCAAAGAAAGGCGGTAAAATAAAACAAGCTGTCGATGTTGCCACACAAAAAGATGAAGCCAGAATGCATATGATGATTGAATTAATGGAGGGAACTAGCAGTTACTCTTCTTTAAACGACATCGAGAGAGATCGTGTAGGAAAACTAATACTTGAAGGCGGAGCTCAAGAGAAGGAGTTCTCAGCGGGTGATCCTGAGTATGATGCTTTAAGTGCATCTGAAAGATCGGGCTACTTGGCGATTCGTGAGGTTTACAATAAAGTTCGTGATAAGAAAGTTGCGGAGATGGAGGCTGATCTTGATATTATGAAAGGAGCTTTGAAGGTTGCTCAGGATAATCAAAAGGCTAAAACAGAACGAGAAGGCGAGTTGACTGAAGACTTCTTAGATGATTCTCTGATTCCTGATTCGGCTATTGATGGTCCATCTGATATTGAAGCTAAGTTTGAAATAATAAAGCAGGATATAAAGGATCTTGAAGGAGCTATAAAAGGTCTAAAAGAGGAGAAAGGATATTTTTCTCGCATAAGAGATAATGGCAGACACTTACTCTACCACAAAGGCGTGAATGCAAAAACTGGAGATCCGCAGCTTTATCGAGTGGCTTTTGAAGATAGCGCTCGTGGTAGAAAAGAAATGGAAGCTCATTGGCAGAGAGAGTTGGCTGACGGTGCAGTTAGTTATTTCAGTACGCCACAAGGACAATTCAAGAAAGCCATGGTAAGTACTCAGGGAATGTCCGAAGTTATCGGGGCACAGATCCGTGAAAAATTTGACAAAAATTGGCGTGGTGCGGATATTTCTGGACTTTATGGTGTGGATGCCGAGCTTGCTACAAGGTGGCAGGAAACGACTAGCAACATGACTCCTGATCCATCAAACATATCAAGTATTGAAGTCACCAGAGAACTTGTTGAAGATTTTTATGCTGATGGTCTTAATGAAGCCAAGACAGTCGGACTCATGCAAGAGTACTTTGGAGTCAATAGTGCTTCTGAATTAGGTTTAGATAAGGAAGTTTTGCAGAAAATATTCTTCACTCGTGGACATCGTAAACATGAAATAGCCAGAGTCAAGAATCAAGAGGGAGAGCGAATTTACGTATCAGGTTATAGTGAAGATATTGGTGAAGTCACAGCACAATATGCTCAGAGCTTCGTCAATTCCTCTGTGAAAGCTGAAGCAGCTCAGAGATACTACAAAGTTGTCTCAACTCTGGATCCGCAAAATAAACCAAACGAATATTCAACGGTATTGGATTTTGTTCGAGAAGAGCTACGTCAAAAAGGAAAAGCAGACGAAGTTTCTGGAAGAGTAGCTAATGCCATATTTGGCTTTTACATGGCAGGAAGAGTGAGTTCTGCTGCTGTCAACTTAACTCAGAACTATATGATCGGCATACCGACTCTTATGGAGTACTTGACAAAAGCAGGAAAAAAAGTTAACCCTGGCACTTATCTAAAAATGCTTGCAAGTACAGCCAAGGCACAGAAAGATTCAGCTTTATTCCGAGTCGGTAAGAGAGCTACTTTATCTAATGATGAGTTTGTTTTTCTTCGTCCTATTCTCAATGAGGCCATGGAAGCTGCTAAAGTCAAAGAAGCTGCCGATGAACTGAAGACTTCTGCTAGAACAAAGAATCGTGCTGAGAAAGGTTGGGACAAGATCAAAGAGTATGCAATAAAGCCTTTTGAAGAGTCAGAATTAAATAACAGAATTGCAGCTGCTCTTTTGTTTTATCGAGAGACTAAGAAAGCAGGAGTTGATGAAAAATCTATTTTAGCTGACTACAAGGATTTTGTTAAATCAGCTCACTTTGAGTATAAAGGTTGGAATAGAATGAGAATCATGAAGGATAAGCCTATAGCCAAGGCTGTTCTAGCTCCGATGTTTCACCTTGCGACATATGGCACAGAGTATACTCAGGCAATCGCAACAAGAATGTGGCCCGCGATTGTGGCAGCTGCTCGTGGTGATGTAAGGCTAGCTGCCGGAATGATACCTTTCTTAGCTCCTGTATTTGCCTCAGCCTTACTTTTACGTGGTATGGCGGGCGAAGATGAGCTTGAAGAAGTTTATTTACGGGTAATGGGCCGAAGTATGAAGAAAGATATTGAAGGTACTTTCGGTAAATTTGCCAGTGATACATTCCAGAGAGGTGTGGTTGGTGCAATGGGACTTGATCTCTCAGGATCTCTAGCAGCTCAAATGCCTCCACAGATCGCAGCTCCACTGATGCTCGTTGGTCTTAAGGACTTTTCTGACACTCCACTATCTGGACTGTCCAAGAATCTCCTAAACATTGGCTTTGGAGATAAGGAAGGAGTTTTTAATCGTGTGGTTGATGCAATGCCTCTAGCTATTAAATCGGCAGTCCAAGGATCTAAAGAGTTTACAGAGGGATATACAACTTATTCTGGTAAACCTATACATGTCGGTGGTGTTCAGCAAAAACTATCTGGCATTGGACTGGCAATGAAATTCCTTGGATTTAATCCTTCTGAAAGAGCTTCATTTAAAAATGATCGATGGACTGGTAGAAAGTTCAAAGAAAAGTGGACTTCCAAGAAACAAGATGTTGTTGATAGGCTGATCGTGGCTTTCAAAGAGGGAGATGCCAGTACGGTGAAAAACTTATCATCCACAATTGAAAACATGAATGATGAGATCATTAACCTCAATGAATTGTACCAAGATGAGAATTACAAAATTTCTCCTATAAAAAATTCTTACATCAAAGGTAGATCAAAGCCAGAGGGCGGAGAATCAGCGGTAACTACTGATTTGATAGTCGATCCTCCCACAGATAAGAAGAAATCAAAAAGTAGAAGATCGAGAAGAAGCAGGAGAGAACGATCAAGATAATTTCATAAGTATATAGAAAATCAATGATAGTTATGTTATATATTAATATAATCAATGATGATTAAGAGAGGACGCTATGCTTGAAGTTTTCGAAGATAATACTTTTGAGGAAAAAGGTGTTGCAGTTAGGCCATGTATAAAGCCTATCTATGACAGCGACCAAGAGTTCTATCTCAGCGAAGACTACTACCTGTGCTTCTCTCTTGACAATGACTTCTATTGTGAAATAGAAATATTTATTCCTGCATTCTTTATTTTTAATGGTGCATCTATCCCTCGTTTCTTCTGGAGGATGATCGGCTTTCCGTTGTCTCCACGATTCATAATTGCTTCTTTGATCCATGATGCCTTGTTTGGCAAGATCCATGGGCGGGTGAAGGTATGGGTGGATGGTCACGAATTAAAGAATCATCAAACGAATGGTTTTTTCAACCAGTCAACCACAGACTCGATCTTCAAAGGAATTTTAATCGCAGAGCAAAACTGTGGATGGAAGGTCCGTATGATGCACAGAGCTGTCCGGCTTGGTGGAAGATTCGCTTTCCGTAAATCAGAAAACAAATTTTACCAAGGATAGACGATGCCCCCTAAAGAGACTGCCACAGAAACAACCGTTAGAAAAGCCACTTCATATATTCAATTACTCATAGCAGTTGCTGCGATTGCAGGTTTTATCGGTAAGATCTGGTGGGACGTAGAAGTCAGGAAAGATACAGATACAGCTCATCAAAAACAAATCGCTGAACTAGAACGAGGGTTTAATGGCTTAAAAGAAAAAGCCGAAAGCGACAAAGAAAAAATTGATGAAAAATTTGGCAAAATCTCTGAAACAGTCGCAGTTGTCAAGGTCATCATAAATAACATAGAAGGTCAGAATCTACGCTTAATTGAAAAGCAAGACAAGATCTACGACATGCTCTATGATCGAATAAAGGTGAAGCCATGAATAGATTCAAGACAGGTGAAGACAAAACGATCAATTTAACTATTGATGTTCCGGCAGGGGATGACATCTCGAACTATACTCAGATAGTTGTTACTCTTTATTACTTGAAAAATGGCAAGCCTCAAAAATTTTCCCGATTCGCTTTAGATGTCGATGCAGGTGGACTTCCTTCTGGAATCACATTTAATTCACTTTCTTTAGCTGCCAATATTGCTACATGCATTTTACCTGCCACAGATACTGATACTCTCGACTTTGAAGACAATGATGAAATTCCTATATATGCAGAAGTTGATCTTGGTTTAGTGGCTGATACGGGATCTAAAGCAAAAGCTTATCCTGAGAATTGTCCAGGCGAAGCGATCTCCATAGGTGTCATGACTAAATCTATTACTGAGGGGTGGGCGTGAACCTTAGAGTAATAGAAACAACAGACAATCAATATTTAGGCGCAGTTGTGCCTGTACCTTATGCAGATCTAGCAGGTGTTGATATTCCAATGGGTGTAGACATTATTTTTTCAATCGTTCACTATGAAGATTTAGGAAACGGCAAGCACAAATATTCAAATGCTCATTATGTTGCAATCTGCGAGGAGGTCTAAATGGCAATCACTTTAACAGGAAATAAATACACAGGAACGTTAAGTTCAACAGGGACTAATACCCTGACAGATACTGGGGCTAGTTTCGTTAGTGGTGATTTCAATACGCCAAGAATGGCTTGGTTATTTCGTTCTGGGTCAGCAGTTGGACTTGCAAGGGTAAACAGTTATATTTCTGGGACTGTATTAGCCCTAGACCAACCTTTCTTTGATTACGAAGGGGATGAAGTCACTCAGGTTAGTGGTGACACATATTACATTTCACAGACAGCAACAGAGGTAGCTACAACTGGTTGGGCTGTTAGTGGTGAAGTAATTACAGTAACAGACAAGGTCAACTTTGGTACGGCAGGTAGTAAGACGAGCCTATTCCTACACATCGAGGATTATAATATCATAGCGAGTTGGGCATACACTAACACAGGACCATCAGCTTTTGAGCACAACGGGGGTTGTACTACTTTCGGAAATCCTCTTTCATTAAAGAAGAGAATAACAAGCTCTCCGTGTCGTATACAATCTACAGTTGGTGTAGATGGACAACTGACAGACTGCGGTGATGTTGCGGCAACACTTATGCACTTTGGGACATCATTCTCAGGTGCAGGTTCAGTGGTTAGAATTGGGGGGGGGAATCATCTTGCGGCAACGCCAGGGTTTTGGCAAGTGTACTGCAATTGTGTTTCTGACAGTTGTGACTTCGTATCGCCTGATGCTAAAGCGTGGACTAGCAGAGCGTCTTTTCAAAGAGTATACAATCTAACTTCATCAGGAGCAGGGCTTTATTTCATAAATCTCCGATGGGCTGACGGATATGTAGAAGGTGGAGCTTTTAGAGGGAGTGGCCTGGCTCTTTCTGTTACTGGCTCAGACAATGCAGGGACATATAACTTCGGTGCGCCAGCAGAGCAAAGGTTGACGGTCATTGACCACATAAAAGCAATATGGAGGACTGGAACAGCAGACACACAGACAATGAACGCTACAAATGTTTTAATAAAAGACTCGATTAAGCAAATCATTCCCCTTACAGAGATTCAAAAGGCAATTGACCTTGGTGTCAAGACCGGCATTGAATACGCTGCACTTTCCATTGAGAGAGAGTTCGCTACCCTTAACAATAAAGTCTTTAACCTTGAGAAAGAAGTACTTAAGCTCAAGCATCCTGAGCAAGCAAAACCTCAATTCAACGTCTGCTCTAAAGCTAATTGTTTTGTTCATGAAGGTGAAACATGTGCCTCTGGTTGCATGAACCCTTTAAAGTGTATCTTTTATGAGGAAACACTTCCTGATTTATTTGATGAAGTTGAATCTGTCGGTGTAGATGTTGAAGAAGGTCTTACTCTTGGTGAAGCTAGACAAGAGATGGAGGTCAAGCCCAAAAACAATGATCCTGTTATGGTTGGTATGCTTGTCACCGAAACTGGTCGTTCTGTCACAAACGCCATTGACGCTCAGACGGTAGACTTAAAAGGAACCAGTGACAGAGACCTAACTGAAGTGTTTGACAATACACCATCAGTAAATTTGGGTACAATGCCAGCTGATGTATTGGCCATCAAGTCAAAAACTGACTCTCTTAATTTTACCGGTGATGACGTTCAATCCATTGCTAGTAATATGCGGGGGACTGATGGCGCCAATACGGTCACGCCTGATAACTCAGGGATAGCGGCCATTGAATCAGCAGTTGATAACTTAAATGACTTCAATCCTGCCACTGATACAGTAGCAAATGTTGCCCTGGTTGATACTGTTACAACAAACACAGATCAGCGTGGGACAGATGGAGCTAATACAGTGTCGCCAGATAATGCGAGTATAGCAGCCATACTTGCAGATACGGATGATCTACAAAGCAATCAAGGGAACTTCGCCACAGCAACAGGCTTCTCAACTCCTGCGGATATATCAAATTCTCAAAGTGCGGTAATTGCGCAAGTGGATGCCAATGAAGTTAAAATTGATTCAATTGCTTCTGATATGCCAACTGCGGAACAAATTGCACTAGAAATACTCGATAATCAAGAGGCTCCATAATGCCGACGATCAGAGAGAAGATTTTCGCCTTATCAAATATAAATGGGACGGCCACTATCAGAGAGCACCTTGCTAGTGCGAATTCTCGACCGGCTTATTTAGAGGCTAAGGTTGAAGTTCTTGATGGTATTGAAGTCAGCTCTCAAGTGAGCGATGAACAAATAACAGTAACAGTGGAAGTTGAAGAATGATAAAAATATTTATGTTGATGATAATATTTCTTATATGTGGCTGCGCGAGTCTCCAAGTGAATCTAGGAGCTCCGGTCAATAATGTCTATGTAGTCAAGCCTCAGTTGATCAAGGGTAAGTCCGGGGCAATAATGAAAGGTGGAAGTTTAGAGGACTTTGATTTGAAGCAGGAAGGTGAAGCTACTATTCCCGTAAAATAAAAAAGAAGACCATTAAACGGGAAGTTCAAAAATGGTCTTCTTTAAGCTAATACTTTAATATAGCGTTAGTGCTGCTTTTTTTCTACCTTAAACTTCCTCCATTTATCCTGCTTTGTGGTCAATGGCCAAGGTATTAGATTTTTATTACCGTCAGCTCTTCTCCACTCAATTGAAGGCTTTGGAATAAATGGCGGTACTGGCCTGTCTTTTGGTAATTTCAATGTTGCGTTACACCTACAGCCTTTACCGAAGCAAATCATAGTTTTCGGCATATGGCCTTCATCAATTGCAACTGCTGTGAAGAGGTGAGCTTTCGGTCTGGCATTGCATACATAAACGCCAATTATGTAATCTTTTTTTCGCCATGATTCTTTCATGTTGTTTTCCTTATTGTTATCCTAAATGCACGTCATCGAGCAGACCGCTTGCAAGAGCGTACACGATGACGAGAATTACTAGTTGTTCTTCTGGCGACATTAATTGAATTTAAAGTCTTTTTGAGCAAGGTCATAAATCCAACATGCGTCAGCGTGGTTGTCATCCACAGGCTGAATATTAAGCTTCTCAATACAAGAACTAATCATTGCATCCTTATTTGAGTTTCCTTTGCCAGTTGCATGTTTTTTTATCTCGGACGCGGAATAGGCTTTATACTCAATGTTCTCGTCATCTAAAAGAGACTTTAAAACACCATGCAATTCGGCTTGAACTATCAACGCTGCCTTATGATGACCTGCCGTTCTTTCAAAGACCACAACGTCAGGACGATCAAGAGCAATGATCTCTTTAACCTTGGACTTGAATCTCATGAGCCTTAGTCCTCCAGACTCATCGCGTTTAATTGAAAAGTCCCAAGTTCCTCCTGCGAGGTTATTTCTCCAACCTGTTTTTGTTGCTACATCTAATGCCAGTATATTCATGCTTTCTCCTTTACGATTGATTTTTCTATGGTTAATGTTGGGTGATTTTTTATGTACCTTCTCAGAGTTTTATCTGATACTCCTATGAGTTCGGCTAAAGTGGCTGAAGTGATAACCTCACCAGACTCTTGACAAGCTCGAAACTCATTGCTTATGAGCTTGTTTCTATCATCTGTTTCTTTATCTTTTTTTTCTTTTTTATCCTTCTCTTTGGCTTCCTTTTCTTCCTCAGTTTGCTTTTTCCATGCAGGTTGAGATCCTTCTGCAAGTGCATCATCAAGCATGCCTTTTGTGTCTGGTCTGTGAACTGGATAATTAAAGAACATGTTACGAGGTTTGAAGCTTGGGAATTCTCGAAGAGTTCCTTCGATCCTCCATGCCGAAATACATTCAGCTCGTTGAATCGCTTGATTTATTATCGTTGGTAATTTTGCCGAGTCTCCGCCCAGTGCAGTCTCAGCATTCATTCTCATAAAGTTGGCGACCAATTGTTCATCCCCAGTGAGAGTATTTTCCCAGTTTGGATCAACTGTTCTCATATACTCTTTTATCGAGCTGCAAATAACTTCGTTCTCAATCATCTCCTTTGTTGGTTCGTTTATTGTCAGTGGGAGTAAATCAATAAGTGCGTCAGGATCTCTGGAAAAAACACCGGAGCCAGAAGATCGATCAGCAGACTTCTTATCGCCTTGAGTTCCTTTAGAGTGGTGGTGGCAACAAATCACTGAGGCTTTCAGCTCTGTGCAGACTTTATCGAATTGATTACAAAAATGCGCCATTTGGTCAGCAGAGTTTTCATCGCCAGTAATTACTTTGTAAATTGGGTCAATGATAATGGCGCTATATCTTTTCTTAAGTGCTCTGCGAATAAGCTTAGGGGCAAGCTTGTCCATGGGAGCCGACTTACCACGTAAGTTCCAAATGTCGATATTGCTTATGTTGGGGTTCGTGATTTGAAATTTATCGTAGACTACTTTAAAGCGATTAAGACATGAAGGTCTATCAAGCTCTAAGTTGACATAGAGGACTTTACCTTGTGCGCACTTAAACCCATTCCATACTCCACCTTCAGCAATTGCTATGCAGAGTTGAATCAAGCTCCAAGACTTACCCGCTTTTGATGGTCCGGCAACAAGCATCTTATGCCCAACTCTCAGAAGACCATAAATTAATTCTGGAGCGAGTTCGGGTGGATTGTCCCAAGTGTCAGCAAGGCTTTCCATTTCTGGAAGGTCATCATTAATATCTTCAATCCACTCTTTCCATTCTTCCCAGTTTTCTTTACCCATGTTTGTATCAATTAGATACTGGGGTTTTCCTTTTCGCGTAATACCTGGCATTCTTGAAAGTCTGGAAGGGTTTCTGTTTTGCTTGTCTATTGAAAAAGAATTTTTACGGCAAATCGAATAGAGGAAATCAACTCTCTTGCGGTACTCTTCATATGTGGGTGCGTCAATCTTGACCAAAGCATGAAGCGACTTACCTCCACTGTGAACAAGTGTTGCTATCGGAAGTTCAAGTTCTTTGAGGATCGTGTACTGTTTTTCAATAGAAATTTCATCAGACTCGATCAGAGCATAGCGAAAGTCCTTAACGTTACTGTCATTAACTCCACATCCATCAAAAGGGTTTACTCTTATCCATGCTCCGGCTTCTGGATTGTATGGTGAAAGGGGATCATTGCTGCTGCGGAGTATATCAATCATATCCTCTCTTGTGTGGCCGAAGATACCTGTTTTGGGCAAGAACTTATCTGGCGAATCTTCTGGAGAAAACGACTCCATTGTGTAAGCGACATATTCACCTTGCCTAAATAAGGTCAACAAGAAATTTATTAGATCTGAGTTAGGTTTCCAATTTTCTGAACATGGTGGTACCGGAGTTTCACGAATCCAGTTTTGGTCAATGATCTGGTGTTCACCTTTACTTGAACCTCCACCTATTTCACCATTCATGTCTAGGTCTTCGTCATCGTTGACCTTATCGAAATATTCACCAGTGCCAAAGTTAACGTTATGTCCTTGTTCCTTGGCAATCATAGCGAGAGTTGAGATTGATACACCTTTGCCACTACCGCGAAAACTTTTCCACTTGCGGTTACATTCGCCTTTTTCATACCTGTTGTCTGATTGGCTCCAAGTATCCCAGTCACTTGCTTGTAAGCCGACTGACTCAAGTGCCATTCCTACATTCAGCCAGTTTTCATAGTCGAGTGATGATGGGTCGATAAGGTCAAGTAGTTTTAATGCTTCTTCTTTTTTAGTCAAAATGATGTTATCCATTTGTCGTTAGGGTTAATGTCTTTTGTTTCTGGAACAAAAGTTTTTGCGTCGATTTTTGGCGGCACATTCCAGTGATTCTTTTTTATGCGAGTAAACATCGAAGATGCTTGGTCCTGAGTCCAGTTTTGTACATTTTTGAAGCCATAGCGATTGAGGAATCTTATTTGCTTTGCAGTAGTCATTCCGGCCGCAGTTCTGGCTTTAAGTTTCTCTATGAGCTTTGAAGCATACCCTGCACAACTCACGTCATCAGGGTTTATTCCATGCCTCTCTAGTAAGGCAAGTTGAGCTTTACTTGCTATGCCCATCTCATAAACTTCTGTTGGTATGTAGTTTTTGAGGTCATCACCATCGATACTCAATCCAAAGGCGACTGGATCCACAAGTTTCTTTTTGCGTCCTTCTTTTTCTTTGAGCTGTTTAGCGAGTGCGTTTTCTCTTTCTTGGACGGCATCTTTTTTAGCTTCGTCTTCGACATCTTCAAGATCGAGAGCAGTAGGGTTTCCACTCTTGGAATTTTCTTCCATAATTTTTACCATGGCATCGGCTTCAAACTTATCGTGGGAGATCAAATGCGCAGGTCTACAGAGTTCATGCTTTTCTGTATGCCAAAGGAAATCGAGAACGAGTAAATCTTTTTTCCCAGTTTCTGGAGAGAGTCTGGTACCACGTCCAACTATCTGAGAATAGAGGGCTCGAACTTTCGTGGGACGAAGACAGACAATGCAATCTACACTTGGCTCGTCAAAACCTTCGGTAAGCAACATCGAGTTGCAAATGGCATTATATTTGTCTGTTCCAAAGTCTGCTATAATTTCTTTACGGTCCTTGCTTTTTCCGTTGACTTCTGCACATCTAAATCCACGATCATTTAAAAGCATCTGCATTCTTTTACTTGTGGCGATCAATGGCAGGAAAACCATAGTCTTTCTATCCATGCAGTGCGTCACCATCTCTTCAGCGATTGACTCCAGGTAAGGAGCGAGTGCGTCATCTAGATCTCGTTCAGAAAAATCTCCGGCTTTGATCTTTAATTTCCCCAACTCTATATTTAGTGGAAGTGTCAATGCCTTTATTGGCGAAAGGAATCCTGAGCGAATAGCTTCTGGCAAACTGTACTCAAAAGCGACTGACTGAAAAACCTTTCCTATATTTTTTTTATCTCCACGATCAGGTGTGGCTGTTACGCCAAGTATCTGAGCTCCGGAAAAATAATCAATGACACTCTGATAAGTCGGGCTTAAAGCATGATGAGCCTCGTCAATAATTATGTAGTCATAATAGTCTGGCGAAAACTTTTCCTGCCTTGTTGGATTCTTCAAAGTCTGAACTGAGCCAACGGTAATACGAAACCATGAGCCGAATGCTGTTTTCTCGGCTTTTTCTACAGCACATTTCAAGCCTGTAGCTTTCTGCATTTTGTCAGCTGCTTGAATCAGCAGTTCTTCTCTGTGAGCGAGAATTAGTATCCTGCTCCCTTCCCGAACCTTAAGCTCAGAAAGTTTGCAGAATACAATAGTCTTACCGCATCCTGTAGGAAGAACGAGCAGAGTTGAGCGAACTTTCCTCCACTCTTTTAGTATGCAATCGATTGATTGCTTCTGATACGGTCGAAGTTCCATTAGTCCTCCTTGGGTGGACTTGGAATTTCTTGCTTCATCCAATGACTAACTTCTAAAGCATCACACCAATAATCATCGTAATCTCTATCGTCCCAACATTTGAAATGTGTGTTGAATGGAAGATTTTCTACGCATCCATTACGAATAACCCAACAGTCAACATGAGCAGCTTCGCCTTCTGGAAGGCTATCTGAGGTCTTCGTCCATTGAGGTGATTTCAGTTCCTCTACAGCATCAATTTCTTTCTGGAGGTCATCAATTTCTTTAGCGGAGTCAACTGAATGATCTTGATACTTCTGAATTTCGCCTTCAAGAGAAATTACCTCATTGCTCAAGTCTTGAATTTCTTGAATGAAGTCATCAGGGTGGACGAATCTACCTTTCTGCATATCAAATAGCTCTCCGTCTGGCTCTTCTCTATATCTCATGGTTTCACCTTCTTGATTCTTTTTGCTTGTTCGGTTCCGCAATGATTGCAGATCTTTGTGAATTTTGTGGACCCTGCTCTGAAGCTAATTCCAGAGCACTTTATGCATGTCTTCATTTAGAGGAAGTCCAGTTTCTCGTTGATACCACGAAGCCATTCAACTTGATTCTTGGCATCTTCAAGAGCGTTGTGATTATTTTTTCCACAAGCTTCACGAGACTCTGGCCAGAATTCAGAAAGAGTTCTGCAATCCATTATCTGCCAATATCCCCATGGCACATAATCGTAAAACTGGGTAAATATTGACTGAAGCTTTGTGATGTCGAAGGTTACGCCATTTGCCCAAATGTAGATCATGCATTCAACATCTTCGGGTATTTGTTTTTCAATGAAGCAATGCAGGTCAGCAAGTGGACCTTTAACGTCATCTCCGCCAAAAGGAGCCGGAGTCTTTTGCATACCCCACCACCGAAGTGTTTCTATATCAATTGAGCGACCTGCATTGATTTGCTCTTGAAGACCAAGCTCAGTATAGAATTCATCTATGTTCTCTTTGTTATCAAAACAAACTGCTCCAATTGACGCGATAACTGCGTTGTCTTTTAAGCCGAGAGTTTCAATGTCGATCATTATGTGTCTAGTCATTGATGACTTTTTGACTTCTGGCTCTAGCTCTGGCTCCGACTTGAAGTCGAGGTCTAGTTCATCGAGCTTGTCATATGCTTCTCTGATAGCCTCGATCATTTTTACCAAAATTCTTTCATTCGATACTGGGGCAAATCCTCTCAATATTTTACTGACTGCATTTGTGTGTATTGAGCCTGTCGTTGCTTTAAGGTTGATGAAATCAGTTATGTCTGCTTGAGTCTTCTTTTTGATTTTTGATTTAATTTCACCGATTTTACTGACAAGCTCAGTCATGAGTGCTCCATCAAAGAGCGTGTATTCTTTCTTATTCATTTTCATTTATTACGTTCCAAATTTTTATTACATCTTCTTGGAGTGCTCCGTACTTAGCTCGTGGGCTAGTTGGCCCTTTCCGGATGTCTCGTTGAAGTGATGTAAGGAATTTTTTATTATCTGTGGTTGTTACACAGCTGCGAAGTTTCCAAGGAGCCGAAGGTAAGTCCTCCGGCTTCAAGGTTAGCGCCCAGTCCATGAGCGCATATAGTTGGTTACTGGAATCCGCCATTGCCCCAATTACCGGCTTGTCCAGTTGGGTTTGGCACGTTGCCATTCACAAGAGTAGCTTGCTGTTGTGGAGCAGCTTGTTGTTGCGGTTGCTGAAAAGTAGGCTGCTGAACTTGAGTCTGCTGTGGAGCAGCTTGTTGTGGAGCCGATTCAGCAGGATCTAAATAACGGTCAACCTTGTTTGACTGCTTGGTAGATCCGTCGTTTCCTCTAAACGAATCAACTTTAATTTTAACCTTTCCACCTTTGCCTCGAATGTTATTCCAGTCCATTACGAGTCTTTCGCCTTTCTTGCGATCTCCAATTCCCTTAAACAACTGGCAGAACTTCCACTCCATATTCTTCTTAAGAGCTAAAGAGTCCTTAAGAGTGTGCTTTTGGCCTTCATGCTCAACTTGAATGCTAACGATCATTCTCTTGCGAACTTTACCGGGCATCCCCTGTGCTTTTGGTTTCTCTTGGTAGGTTGTTTGCTCAAAGTCAACCACGGCAAACGAGTAAGTTCCGGCAGGAAGTAAGACAAAATCTTGACCATCATCTTCAATGGTCCCGTTCATATCAAGATCGTCATCGTCAGCTTGAACGCCTTGAGATTGCTGCTGATAACCTTGCTGCTGCTGTGGAGCTCCGCCATACGGCTGATTTTGGTTATACTGCTGTGGTGGTGTTACCTGCTGCTGCTGAGTTTGAGTAGGAGCTTGGTACTGCTGATTTTCGAATTGTGTGTAATCGTTATTCATTATTACTGACCTCTGTGTTGTTTAATTAATTCAAATATTTCGTTCCAAGATCCCACGAGGTGTTCGAGGTAGTCTTGAGGGTATTCGCCCATTTTCATTCCTTCTGGAAAATGGCCACTTCTGACTGCCATAGCTTCAATTTCTGACTGCCATACTTCGCAAGTATCCATCAGGTCAAAAAGAGGAGTATAGAAAGTCGGTTCTCCTTTAGTTTGTGGTTGAGTTTCTACTGGGGCTTGAGTCGTTGGCCGTGATCGCTGCCGACAAGCTTCAGCTGATTCTTGCACCGGACTTTGTGAAACCTGCTGCTGTGCTGCCGGATTAACGACCGCTTGTTGCTGAGGTTGAGTTTGTTGTTGAGTTTGTTGGACAGGCTGTTGTTGAGCTTGTGGACTGGCTTGTCCTGTAGCTCTAACGGGGATGTGTCCTGCAATGGCATCATACAGAGCTTGTGGGCTTCCTTCAAAGTCGATCTCGTCAGGCATTCCATATCTGTTTTTTGCGTCGTAAGAAGCATGGTGCTTAGTGCAGATAACTCTTCTGCCACCTTTAGCTTTTTTCTTAGTTTCTCCAACGAGGAAGGTTTTGAAATTACAAAAGATAACGGCATCAGCCCACTCCTTTGGAAGTGGCGCCACTTTCTTCTCAAGCCTTAATTCGTATTTGTCGAATGAACCAGACTCTTCTGGAAGATCTACTTTTCGAATGTGGCTGTGGCCAAGGATGACAACGTTGATGCCATTATCAGTCACATGAGTGAGTAAATCGAGCATTCTGCCCATCTCTTCAGCAAGATAAACGAATCCTTTATGCCAACCGAAGTCTGCAAGTCCTGCCACATTGCCGTGTTGACAAATGTGCTGAGCACACAATCTCTCTGCCCAGTCAATGGTATCAAGAACAAAAGTCTTGAATGAGTGATTGTTTGGATTGCTTATCCATCTGATCTGCTCCATGAGCTGTGCCCAACTAGTGGGAGCATCGAGGCGACTGACATCAAGGTGGTTCGTACTACCTTCAGTATCTAAGAAAACTGGATCCGGAAATCGTGATGCCATTTCTGACTTACCGATTCCTTCCACGCCATAAATGACGATTCTTTGAGCCTTTATTTTTTTACCTGTGGTGATATTCATTATGAGAATTCCCATTTTGGTTTGGTTTTTGTTTTGGTGATTGTGCGGTTCTCTGCCACGAGCCCATCTTCAATGATGATGGTGCATTCTTCGCGATCACCGACTGTTGTGCCGATATTCTGAAGACCTTGCTCGATGAGCCAGTCGTTGAATGTGGCAATAGTGTTTGAATCCATCTGCTCAAGCTTGTCAGTGAGGACGAATCCACACTCAGGCTTAAGCTGTCGAATAATGGCAGTGGAAACGATTAGCTGTTCAGCTCCAGACATGCAGTCCCAGTTCTGATTCTTGTACGTCAGCTTGCCGTCAGATATGCCGAGCTCCGGTAGCGGAAGTCTGGCGCCATTGAGGAGGTCCAGTCTTTCTTGGCGAACCTTTTCAATATTCTCAGTCAAAGAGTCGTATTCTTTCTTCTTCTCTTTGGCTTCCTCTGTGGCTGATTGTTTTTCGAGATTGCAGCGAATATGAGTATTAGTGCTTTCGATTTGATTTAACTGCTTTTCGACTTCTTCAGTGCCTTCATCCTGTACTTGGTCGGCACTCTTTTTAGACTCAGAATATTTGGTCCTGATTTCATCACGATCTTTTTCTAAGTCCGAGATCTCTTTTGCGAGTGAGTCTAGTTGATCTTTTTTATGAGTGATGACTGCTGCAATATTCAAGCCTTGGTCTTCTAGGCTCTTAGTTTGTTGCCTAAGCTTCTCATTCTCAGCATTTTTTAACAGTACTGAGCTTTGATGCTTGATTAATTCACTTGCGGAAATTGGTGTAAGTGGTAGATCAGGATAGAATGGCATTTGCTCAGCATGGCCACTCTTGCTCTTCAGCTCTCTACCAACTACAGTACGCTCGTTTGCAAGTTCAGCTTCCTTGTGGTCGATCTCTGCCAATTTGTCACCAACACCCAAGATACTTAGGAGAGTTTCAGCTTTTTTCTTATCATTGGCTGTCATGAATTTTGGCAAATCCAGAGCAAGCTCACTAATAAAGGAGTTTAGTAAAGCTTGTCCGGCTGTCTTGCCTGTAGGATCCGTAACAGTGAGAGTTGAATTTTTTCCTTTTCTCTCGACTATTAGGCCGTTCGATAAAGTTACTTTTATCTTAGGTGGAGCCATTGAGCCTTCGCGCTGAACGTTCGATGGTTTCTTGGCATTACCGCCAAGAGCGAAAGCGATACTATCTAGGATAGAGGTCTTTCCTTCGCCATTATTTCCGCCTATAAGTGTCAGTCCATCAGGAGAGAGAGTAAAGCATACAGACTGCACACGCTTGACGTTCTCAACTTCTAAAGAATGAATTTTAACTGGATTATTTTTATTCGACATTTATGTTTCTCAATTAGGTTTGATGTTATCCAAAAGCTGTAATTCCCGTTACAGCTTTTTTTTATTTCCGGAAAATTCCTTTTCTTGTTTTATTTTTGTAGTAGATATCGGTATAAAATTATGAGTTATACCTTTTTTACAGAGACTTATAGCGTCCTCGATAGTTCTAACAGTTGGATTAACTGGATGGAAACTAGACAGGTTTTTCAAAAAAAGCCTAACTCAGTAACAGGAACCTGAAGAACTCGTGATAATTCCTTGATTGTTTTTACTCTGGGATTGTCAGCTTCACCTTTCAGTAATTTTCTAAGGTGTTGATCGGAGATCTTTGCCAAAATAGCAACATCTGTCTTGGCTAGGCCGCGATCCTTTATCGCTTTTTTTAGTGGTTTGTTCATTTGCATCTCGTTTGGTTGATTGTTGAGATATGATAGTATGTCTATAGTTTATGTAAATCAATGTATAGTTTCTGTTTTTTATGGACAAAAAAAACAAAAGTTGGACAAGGAAACTCGTCTAGTTTTTGTTACTGTTGTATTGACATGAGGTTACAGAGAATATATAGTTTGATGTAGCTATGTGTGTTTTTTTATCAATTTTTAAAATAAGCGAAATGTTGGAGGAAATATTATGTTGACTAGGGTTACAGAAGATTTTAAAGCCGCCATACAGCAATGGCTAACTGAAGAGCAACTGACTCTTCGCGAAGCAGGGAAATTAATAGGGACAAGTCATGGAAGTATTGGGAATGTTTTGACGGGCATGACTAAAACAATAAGGCCTAAGTTGATGATGGCTCTTGAGCCTTATATTAATAAATACAGAGATCCAGAAGAGCTTCAAAAATCAATGAAAAGAAAAACATCTACATTTACTGACCAGACTGCTGCGCACTGTCGAATGGATGTGAATATCATAAGCAACATTCAAAAATATAAAGATGACAATAAATTATCTTATGAAGACATGAGGAATAAATTCAACATACCTATTATAAAGCTCGCTGAGTGGATGGAGGCCGACTACTCGGAAGAAGATTTTTTTACACTAAGCGCAAATGACTTTCCTATATTCGCTGCATTTGTTTCTCAAGTGCTGAGTGAACAGTTTGTGTGAGAAAGAAACCAAGGCTTAATTTAGAAAAAGGGCGAAGCAAGTACTCCTTCCACATCTATAACGTGGATGGAAAACGAAAGCAAGTTATGACTGGCGAGTCAGATAGGGACATTGCTCAGTCTTTGATTGATGAGTATACGCGAATAGTAGGTTTGAGCCAAGATGATGATATTGCCTTGGCTGTTGATGAGCGAATATACAAGGCTTATTTCAATAAAGAAAAATCAAAGATTACTCTTAAGACAAATCTTACTGAAGAAATTTTCACGAAAAAAGAAATTATTGCATTAGATAAAATTCTCGATGTCGTTGAAGGCATAGACGAAAGTCTGGCAGAAACTTTTACTAGAATCATGGTGAAGATCCCTAAACTCCTGGTCAGCCACGATGAACGCGGAAAGACAATTCAGAAGCTCATTGAAGAGGTTAAGGGGTATGAAGACCTTAAGCGCTCAGTAATAGCCAAGCAGATCAATGCAGCCAATGACACAGGCACTCTTTCCGAGTGTATTGATAAGTTCGAGTTAGAGTATCGAGATACAGTTTCTTATAGCACTTGCGTTGATATATTATCAATGAATAGAAGATTCGCAAAAAAAATTCCAGACGACATTTCTCCGGCAGAAGTCAGCAAGGCACAGATCAAAGACTTTATCATGGAGCTTGCAAAAAAATCTCCGGATCCAGAATACCGAAAAAAAAGAGTTCGTTCAATGCTCTCAGTATTTTTTACATGGGCTGCTGATCGGTACGAGTTCCAGAATCCCATTACAGGCCTAGTTCTCCTTAAGAAAAAAATTACCAAGAAGAAAAAAATAATCTGGCATGATCTAAATGTCATCGAGGACATGTTATTGGGTCTTGACTCTTACTGGAGCGCGATCGTTGCGACAATGGCCTATGCCGGGATCGGTTTAAAAGAATTATCAGGCATTCGTGTGGATGACTTCACAAAAGCGACTAAGCAGATCAACGACCAAAAAGCGGAAGTTTATTTTCTGAAAATCGAATGGCATGATGAACGAGGACTTAAAACGAAAAATAGAAGCGATTCTGTGCCAGTGGATGCTAAGTATTTACTTCCACATTTGCTCAAGTTTATTGAAGATGGTCATGTTGGAGAAAAATATTTTTTCGCGAAACCCAACTCCAAAAAAGAGCTGTGGACCAATGATGCTCTTTCACGAAAGCTGAATGGCAGAAGGTATAGCCATGAAGGAAAAAAAGATACTTTCACAAAGCCTATACTGGCTAATAAAATAAAGGCTCGTGATCTTCGCCATACTTTTGGATCTCTACTGATTCGGAATGGTTATAGCATTGATGAGGCTTGCGCTCTGACAAGAAATAAGCGAGAAGTCTTTATGGAGCATTACGGCCACCTAACAGCGAAGGAGCTGCATGTTACTCTGTCAGGTGATGAAGCAAAAGTGAAGTATATCGATGAAGCGGTAATTGTACGCCAGTAGTCACTCTTTTTGTACGCATTCTGTACGCATAATCATACACTATATTCGTAAGTGTTTCTCTATTAACGATGTCACAAAGCCTTTCTAACTGTCGTCCCACCATTAAAATATAATCATAATACATTATAGATTAATTATTTATGACTATATTCATCTTTTGACTGTACGCGTCTTTGTACGCCTTCTTGCGTACACTTTGTGCTTAAACTGTACGCATTCTGTACGCTCTCAGTGAGCATTAGCTTTTCTAGTGATCTGAAATCCTCTAACTTTAATACTTCCATGTGATCTTCCCTTTATTTACTTTTTTTACTCACCCTAGTATAACAGGGGGTAGGGGACATTTATGTTACCTCCGACTAACTATTATTTATTAGATGGTATTTTTTTTGTTTATCCAATTCAATAATGATGTTTTTTTGAATTTATAGTTTCACTTGATGGTTTGCAAAAACGTGTGTACGCGGTACATTCGATTACAACATGTTTAAACTTGTAAAGTTTGCATGTGTAAATTTTTTGAAGTATTTTAACATAAAGACATACTCTTATTTTTGCCGAAGATGTGGCATGGATAATGAGAATATAAATAGGAAATTGGAAAAATGGGAGATAGTTATGAAGAACTTGTCAAAACCCAAGTCAGAGAAATATCAGAAGCCATTAAAGGACATAAGGGAAGAACGCTCACAGAAGAAGATGCTGCCGCTATCTGCAAGAGTATCACTGATCTCGGAGAGCTTTCAATTGAAACTCAAAATGAAACATCAGCAAAATATGACGAAATTGGAAAAGATATCTCAAAGCTTAAAAAATCCTTAAATGCTGCAACTCACGACAAAAACGTGTATCTTGATCAGCTGATTGAAGCTCAGTTTGAAATAATCGAGCTAAAGCTATTGCATAGTTAATTCAATGTATTCCTAGCCCTTGATTCTGAAATCAAGGGCTTTTTTATTGAGGCTATTGCAGTAGCCCCATGATAATTTTTACTTAGTTATTCCGGCCCGTCTACAAACATTAGAATTTTCTATGTAAAAGTCGGGCATCTCCTTTACAGCTCTACGAATAGTCTTCCCACTACAATTAAAATAATCAGCAAGAGCGCATAGCCTAGAATCTTTCTCCAGAATAAAGCTCCAGTCTTCTTCAAGCTCTGCAATGATAGTTTCTCTAACGGAGGGAACTTTTACAATATCAGGGCTGTAAGTGTACTTCTTTGCTTTCGCAGGAATAAGAGGCTGTATTTGTCGCTCGTCATAGGCAAGGTACTCATAGCCGTTATTGATTCTCTTGATGTAGTCAATCTGGTTTGTCTTGACTACTGACTCGATGACATTCCTTGTTCTCTTGAAAAATTTACTGAGCATACTTATTGATTTGAAGTACAAGAAGTGATCTTCTGTGAGGATTGCTTGGTCTACGACTTGTCGAGTTGGATTCTTTAGGTTATTCAGCTCTTCGGACATATCCGCCATTTTTCTTAGGATAACTGGGTCAGCTTGCTCGATCGCTCTGGCTAGCTCTTGCCCGGCTTCTTCTACCTCCCTCCGTCTCTTAATTATCGCCATGCGCGTTTTAGTGTCGTACTTGGAGATGAGGCAGAGCGTCAGGTCTTTGTCCAGGTTGTAGCATTTTTGGTCACGATTTAGGCTGTCCTTGTAGATGCGCTCAAATTTGAGCCTATCTATTTCAAGCTCAAGAAACATTGTTTCAATATCTCTTGTTACATTTTTATGTTCTTTGCCTGTGCGTTCTGCAATTTCGAGACTGGACATTTCTGTGGTGGTTGGCATGTGTGCAATAGCATTCATAGTTGAATCCTTAATCTTCTTATTTAGTTTAAGGATCTCTTTCTTCTTAAGGAAAGAAGATCCACTCAGGAGGTTAAGAACTCTGTAAGAAGTCAGAGCCACACGTCTTGCGATAGTGTGCCACCTGAGCAGACCAGAATGAAGTTCTAGTATGCTGCGTTTGTGGAAGGATACCAATTTGACGATATGGCCTTCGCTTCTTACTTTGAGGTTCTTAAGCCTCTTGCATTACCAAGTATAGCGAAAACTAAATTTTGTCAAATTGATTTTTTGTTTTTATTTTTTTTATTTTAATATTTCCATAGCTCGTATTGATTCCATAAATGCTTAACTTGTTCTCGACTAATCCCTAGCATGATTTTCCCATTTGAGTCTTTTGTATTATCGAATGCAAACTTCACAAATTTCTTGGCTGCTTTGTATTCTCTTTCTTCACACAGTATTTCACCTAGGCGGTAATTTGATGCAACCAAGCTTTTCTTTACCCCATCGATAAATAAACTAAAGGCTTTCTTTTTGTCTTTGAGTACACCATCCCCGTATATATGTGCCTGTGCGAGTAGATGAATGTAGATTGGGTGATCTTTTGATAATCTCTCCCACCTTTTTATTCTATCACTGCTATTTTCTGGCTCTTCGTAAAAGTATTCTTTGTCTGGATGCTGCTCTTTAAGACGCTTTATAGATAGAGGTGATCTTGGCTGAACGCCCTCAAGGTCAAAGTAATCATAGTTAAAGTAATCCTTGTCATCCCACATTTCTTTGTATTTAATATACTCTTTGGAGTCTTTCTTAGATTTGGCTACTTCAATCTTTGCCTTGGCTGCTCTATCCTTGTACTCTGGCTGTGATTTAGCTATATAGAAGGATCCAAATAAGGTACCTAGAGTTAAAGCAATTATTATAATAATAATGGTGACATTTTCTTTCATACTGCTTTCCTTTAATTGTAGAAATTCCATCATACCATCTCTAGATTCTTTCTCTTTGTCAAACTTATTCATGAATTTAGTTTGTCGGTAATCCATTTACTTAAGTTGCCGTCGGCTTGATTTTGCCACTTAGCTTTATTTTCGGGTGTTGCCTGGACAACTATTCGAGCGGTCTTCTTGCCTGTAAGCTTACTTGCATTCTTATTTTTGACTGGTGCGCCTACTTTCTTTGCCATTCCTTATTCCTGTAGTAGTGTGGTTGAAGTGTTATTCCGGCCCGTATCCTTTGCAGAGGTGCGGGCCATTTTTATCGTTCTAGGCCTTCATTGGCTAAAATCCCGTTGTATAACAAGTGATTGAAAATGTATATACTCACGAGGTCCGCAACTATTAGGAATCTCTCTGCCTTGATACTCGTTCATTTCATCTTCAGCAAAACTTTTCCATTCCTTAAGCTCTGCGTTCTCCTCAGCAAACACATCCTCATATAATTCACAGACTAATTCTTGAAGCTCATCTGGATTGAAATATAGCCGATCACTTGAACCACTCCTGTCATCACCGTCATTTACATTCGCGTCGAGCCATTCTTTAATTTTTTTCTTGTGTTCACTCATTCCGCACCGCCTTTCACGAATAAGCCCGCTATAGGTGAGAGCGTCTTGGCCCATTTCTCTTTTTACTGGCTCGTACATTATGCACTCCTGTGGTTGTCTAGTTCTTTTATGGCCATGAATGTTGCAAGGGATTCGCGAGTCGCTTTAGAGCTTGGAAAAGTTTTCTTGAACTCCAGTATGACTGCCATGGAATCGGGAAAGGATAAAGAATCATACTCAACTGCTGATTTTTCGATGTCGATTAGATCTCCCATGTTATGCCCCCAGTTCGATATTGATGTATGCCACTACAGTCCAGTTTTCACCAAAGGTAGAAACATTTTCTTTTTTGACTACTGTATATTCTTGCATACCGTGATAATCACAAAATGCCTTTAAACGATCATCTGGACTTGAGTAGATGGAGAATCCGCCTAGGTCACTGCTATAATAGCGAATTGAATCAGCTCCTGTCGAGATTAGAAAAGAGCTTCCTTCGCCAACGCAGTGATCAAAGACAAAGGTAACTTCACTTCTCAGATTTATTAGATCTCCCATTCTATGCGCTCCTTTCAAAATGCTGCTGAATGGCCATAAACGCAGCCTCCTCGCTATCTTTGGGATCAAACGTCACATTGTCGGTAATCTCGTCTAAAGCTTCTTGAATGAGCTCTATGCCGTTAATGGAGTCAAGTTGGATGATTGCCCTATCGTACTTATCGCGATCATCGCCCACTTTTTTGAACATCGAAGCCATGTTGCTCAGAATCAGCAGCAAGGCCCATGAATCATTAGTATCTGCTGTTCTTTCACACGCTGCTGCTAAAATTATTGATGTAATGGTAAATGCTTTCATTACTTCCTCCTCATGATTAGATTGATGAATTCCGTTTTCTCAGATGCAGGAGCAGCCAAGAAGCCGAGTAGAGCGCAGCCAGAGCAGCCGGTGAGATAAATCGCCACGTCGATCATGCGAACCTCCTATAACGTCGTCTGTCAATGGCTTCACAATTCTTCTTAAACCATCCGCACTTTCTCCCGCCATAAAGGAGATGCTCTTCTAAAGACACAGAGTCAAGGACCGTCAAGTGGTTAATTTTTTTATGGTTATCAAAGTAAGCTTCATTCTTGTAGCTTAGATTATTCAACTTGAAGCCAACAAAGGCCTTATTGGTCATGTATTCAAATGAGTCCGTCATGCGAACACCTCACGACATCCACATTGGCAATTAGGATTCGAGCTATTGTGCCCCTTATGCGGATCAGCCAGAATGTCGAGAGATTGTTCTAGGTGAGCTCTCTCTGTGGATGTAAGGCTCTCAATGCTATTGAGCCAAGCTGCGCGATTCTGGTGATGCTTTATATCCATCGCAGTTTGTTTTTGAAATTCAGTCATGCTACTACTGAGCCTCCGGCATTGTGCCATGCGCTTTCATACTGTGAAAGTCAACGCCCTTGTGAGTCGAACCGATAATGCAATGGTCCAGAACTTTTATACCTAGCAGCTCTCCTGCATCGACAAGTATCTGAGTAATTCTCATGTCAGCAGGTGAAGGTGAAGAATCTCCAGAAGGATGGTTATGTGCGATCGCGATTTTTGAACAGCCGTTAATGATAGCTGCTCTGAAGACTTCGCGTGGATGACAGGGCGAACGATCCAAAAGACCTTTCGTCAACATATCGAATCCTTTGATCTTCAAACGTGTGTCCAGAAAGAAGACAACAAAGTTCTCCTGCTCTGCCATGTGTAGGTCCAAACTCTCAAGAGCTTTTTGCATGGAGCATGGAGAGTTAACCTGATAGTCGGTGGTGGTGTCTTCATTAACTGTTTGGTCGAACTCTCTCTTAACTGAAAATTTGTAGAGTCTGCGTGGTAGTGATATGTCGCTCATAGTGTCATTCCTGTTTTGTTTTAGTTAGAGCCATTGCAGTGGCTAATTCTAATTATATATCACTATGTACATAAAACAATACAAGAACTGGACAATTCTTTTTTTTATTTTTTTCCACACCTCCAGACAGCAGCTCCAAAGATAGGGATAGGGACAGGTGGTAGGGACAGGTTAACGAGCCTCAGCGCAGTAATAAGCGGTGAAGGATGAACCGCAATACCTGTCACGTTGAACCATCCTGTCACGTATCTTTATACACGCAAGAGTATTTATCTTTCAAAGACAGACAAATTACTTAATATATCTTTAGATATATAAGGGTATCTTGTCCATTGTCTAATTGTTGATAATTAAGTATTTATGAATGAGGTAGCTAAATGGTACTTGTCCCAAATAAAAAAGCTCCAAATCGTGGTTGACTTGGAGCTTTAAAAATACTGTTATTTGGTTCGAGTTACTGGAGCTCAACTCCTATTGATATTGTGCAAATAGACCCCTCACAATATTCGACTCTTGCATCTTTTATGTTAAATACAATAGGACTGCAATCATCAAGAAAAGATGCCTCAGTCTCAGATAGTGTTGTTAAAAAAGCACCACACAGACTAGACTCAAGAAAGATTGAGCAGTGGCGGGCAACTGATATGCTTGAGCCAATTTGTGGACACTCTTTAAGCGGGAAAATATCAGACACTTCATGCCAACTGTGCTTTGCAAGTAACAAGTCAATGTCTTTGGAATTTTTAAAATATATGTCATTGTCGACTGATTCAATATTTAAAAATACTTCTACTTCTACTTCACTCATAATTACTACTCCTTAGTCTCGATAATGCCAAACTTGGTTTAAAGGTCCTGATTCTTTCGACCCATCTAGCTCATGTACACTGGTAAATATATAAGTCAAGTGGGAGTGTTTAATCATCTTTATTCGATTAAAAATAACACTCATTCTATCCTCTGGATTGTGCTTAATTTCAATAAAGTCAAAATCCGTAATGTGGACGGGGAAAGGAAGTTTCTTGCTACCTTTAATCTTTATGAATGCCTCCTTCGTATAATACTCATAAGGTGATCTATTCTTTAGATTTTCTATAATATTATCTTTGAATTCTCTTACCTTCTCTTGCTCTATCGTCAACTTCCTTTTAGCTTTACGTGGACGTGGTAGACTTGGATCACCTCCTTTATGATTCATTAAAACACGATAGATCCACTCTGAGAGCTTTAGATTGCACTTTGCAGCTCTCCTTTCCAAAACCTTCTTATCTCGCTCTGTGACTCTGGTACCTGCCTGTCTTGTTCGTTTATCGCTCATTCTTTAAGTACTCCGCTATAATGTGGTTGATTAGGTTGGCCAAGCTCCGGTTATCTTTCTTCGCCAGTTCTGCTAACTTCTCTTTGTTCTGTAATCTGATTGATGTAATCGGGGTGTTCATAATTTTTTTCCTCTAAAATCTGGTTTGTCATCATCACGACTGCCAAGCAGCCAGTTTATTAAAAGTATTGCCACGATAAAAAGGCAGCTGTTCATTAGAAATATATATATCATGCCTTGCTCCTCGCAGACTTGAGCCTTTCTTGGTATGTCTCCTCAGGCATAACTTCAATGGGACCATGAGTAGTGCCAAACTTTCCAAGCCACATGCAACATTTCTTACCTTGAGAGATTCCCTTGGCGTCTTTGTGAGTGTGTTTGTAAATAAGATCTATATCTTTTTGGTTTCTCATTACTTGTTCTCCTCAATAGTTCTTAGTGTGCTCAAACAGGAGCCGCAAGTTATCACATTGTTAGAAAGTCGCACCGCGTCACCAAAGTGGGGATTATAGTCTTTCAGCACCTCTAAAATCGTTACCGGCTGACCGTTGTAGTAAATGCTGTCTCCCGCGTGAAAGGCCGTCTGATTAAGTGTAAACGTCATTACTTCCACTCCTTAATACAAATTTCGATGTTTCTTGAACAAGGACCATCGCTATAATAATTGATTAAGTCAGCCAAAGCAGCTTCTGCCATTCCGAGCATATTCTTCTCTTCTGTGAAATTGTCCTCATGCTCCATTCGCTTCTGAATGCTTTCTATCATTTCTTCTAGTGTCATCGTGTTATTCCTTATTGTTTTGTTTTTGTTTTAATAATTGCTATAACTTTTTAAAAGCTTGTCACTTGAGTCGAAAATGTGGATTTCAAAATATTCGCCAGTAAAAACAAGCTTGTTAAATTCCTCTAAAGCTGTTTTGTAATTTGGTAAATTCGGTACACTTCCCTCATTGATTGAATAGCTTGCAGAGTCGCTGCCATGGTTATGGTGACAATTTTCGCTTAAGTATCCGATATAATAAGACATTTTTTTATTACCTTTTGTTTTTTTTGTTATCTCTGTACCCCTACTGTATTACACCTGTATTGTTTGTCCAGTTAATCTAGTTGTTGATTTATAAAAAAATTGATATATCATTAAATTATCTAACTATAAGGAATACACTGAAATGGACAAGCTCACTGCAAAACAAGAGAAGTTCTGTCAAGAATATATTATTGATCTAAATGCCACTAACGCAGCTATTAGAGCCGGATACTCGGTGAAAGCTGCACATGTAACTTCATCAAGACTGCTAAGAAATGCTAAGGTGATGCACATAATTGCTAAAAAAAGGCAGGTTATTGCAGAAAAAACCGAGATTAATGCAGAGAATATCCTCAACTCACTCATCCAGATAAGAGAGAAATGCCAAGAAGAAGATGATCGGGGTAAGATCGACTCGTCTGGAGCTCTTAAGGCAAACGAGCTCCTGGGCAAGCATATCGGTATGTTCACGCAAAAGATTGAAGCTTCTATAGTGGATGGCACCAAGAAAGCAGAGGTTAAGGCCATGTTCGACTCTATGTCCACTGAAGAGAAGATGCAATGGCTCAGCCGGAGGGACGCGTAATGGATATCAAGCCACAAGTCGGGGATGTACTTAATGATTACGGTTGCGAATATGAGGTTTTCAAAGTTAATGGAAGTTCTCTACTGTTGGCTTCTTTCAAGCGATTAGGTGATAAGATCTCATATCAAGGTACACCATACTGGGAGACTAACGCACCTATTATTGACACCCTTGTCATTACCCATCGCGACGGCAAGCCATACAAGCCAGAGCGAGTCTTTGAAGAAGGTTATACAACTATGTATGAGGCAATATTCAAAGGGGAGAGGACATGTGTTCATTATCTCGATGGATTCTTTTATATTCCCGCAACTTTTAGGAAATTCAAAGAATCTGACTTCGACTGGATAGGCGAGAAGCTGGACATAGACTGGCCGGAGGTGAAATCATGTTCATAAGCAACACAGCATCACTCGTTCAGCTCCACCTACTAGAAGGACTCAGCATGATTCGAGTAAATGAGTTCCACGACATGTTCGGGGACTTTGAATCTACTCGTCTACATCTACTTGCTTACCCTGGTGTTAAAGAGACTGACAATCCAAATATCCTATCACTCAATGACTGTTACTCAGAGTCAGAAGGAGTCGAGATAGATTCATGGCAGGTGGTCGCGTGAGTATGCCCACAGTAAAAACATGTCCAGTCATGGAAGCAGTCGCTAGAAGCATGTTCGGCATTCAGTCTGTACCGGTTAAGTATCAGCAAAGAATGATCAATAGAGCTGCGAAGGAAGCGAATAGAATCCATGAAGAGAAGATCAAGGAGGTAATGGCCACTTTAGAGCGGAAGATCAAGGATAGAATGGAGTGGTATAAAAAACAACCAAGCTACGATCCAAGATACCCAAACACATATAGAGACTGCCATGACGAACTTAACGAAGTACTTGGAATGATAGGAGAAGGTCATGAAAATGATAGATGATCATCGACAGCACTTTGCTCAACGCGAGAAGTTAGAGCCAGATCAAGCAAAGAGGAAGGAAGAGAAGTATCGAAGAGATAACAAGGAAGAGCTCGACAAATGGAATGTGTATATAGCTAGCTGCTCAAGGATTCTGCACTCATGAATAAACAGGAAGAAAAGAACTAATCAATAAGCAGGAATCGGAATTCGAGAATGCTTTTAATAAACAAAAAAAAGGAAGAATATCATGAAATACGGAAAAGATAATTTTGCAATCGCAAGCGGTGATGAACTAGTAGAACCGTCAACAGTATTCCCTCTATGGCAAGTCTCTGATGGTGATAAGACATTCATTGAGAGCGACTGTCCTAGATTTATCACAAGCCAAGGTGATGGAACTATCACTATGGATGACTGGGCAACTCCACCAAACAACATCACTAGAAATGTATCCAAAGGTCAGCCGATCGCATGTAGACCTAAGAAGATATATGCAGTTGGCACAGATGTTGATGTAATTCTGGAGTACTAAGATGCTCTCAATTGGACCACACACTAGACCAATGGTCTTTTGGCTAAGGAATCTAGCCCGCTACTTTCACCGGCTTTCTTCTGGCGCAGGGATGTATTATGCAATCCCAGAGATCAGTCTGGATGGTGATTTTAAAGTAACTTTTAATGCTGAACCTACCGGTAGCGCAATTAGACCTCTTGGCGCTGCTGGAAATTTTTCTAATAATATTGAGCTGACTGCTAATTTATTAACTACTGATACGTCAGGTACAACATCCTCAGTATCGGGGACATTTAATATACAAGAGGATAAATATTCCTTATGGGAGATCGAGCGAGTAGGGACAGATATTACTTATAAGATAAATGGCTCTTTATTGGCGACTTCTACAGGTTCAACCGGATCTCTAGTTATTGACACAATTAATAATATCTCTGGTTTTTATGCTGATGGAATAATTGCAAATGCTAAAATATATGATAATGGCACTCTTGTTCTCGACATGCCCCTTGATGAATCCCTTATTGACTCCGCAGTTATTCGCAATCGCGCGGCTACTTTGGGGGCTGAAATAATAAATGACACCCCTGCAAATTGGACTCCAACAAATGCAGATGTGACATTTCCGTCTGGAAGGATACGCATAACGAATACAGCGAATTCTCAAGGTTCAGTTACTTTTGCACTAAATCAAAGTATAGGGGACACTATTTTAACTGGAGTATTCAACAAGACACATTCAGGCCCAAATGGTGAAGCATGGGTTTCTAATCCATATCAAGGAGTAAGCGAAGATAGTTTAATGGTCACAACTGCGCTGACTAATACAGGATCATTGACATTAAGATGTAATGGTACTTCTATAGGTGATTGGGTGGAATATGATTTACCTTCTGCTAAGAATGCCCCGGGCTACGGCATGGCTATCAATTCACCAGAAAGCAAGAAATTCAAACAAGTTGCTGATGGGTGGGAAGGTGAAGAGTTGATTGAAAACGCCAATTTCGATGATGATTCTTGGTGGACTACTGGAGCCTACACAACTATACAGAATGGCAGAGCTGAGTTTGACGATACAGCCTTGGCGGGTTCTTCAGAGAATTATATATCAAGGTCTAACTTGCTGGAAGCAGGGTTGGTATATAGAAACAGACTCACCATGTCAAATTATGTTAATGGAGCCTTAAATCTCACGGCATTTGGAGCAGCTTTTCCAGATAATGTATTATCTAGTAACGGTGAGCACACAGTCACTGGATCCTCAGCAACCACTCTGCATAGGGTGCGAAGGAATGATTCTGGATCAACTAATATATTCAACCTTGATAACGTTTCCTGTAAAGAATTCTTGGAGAACGCATGAAACCCCGCATAATCGAAATACACAAACGGCCTGATACAATCGTTGAAGGATCAGGATATGAAAGGCAAATCAAGCGTTTTCCTCATGTTGCAAATCATGACAGGCGTGAAGGAATTGAAGAAGGCAATGATATTTTTGCTGAACATGATCCTCAAGCGGTCAATCCTATCAAAGTTCATGAAATGGAAATTGAAGAGGGTCAACTTCTAAGTGTGGTCGCAAAACTAATGCTTGCCGAAGACCGGAGCCGACCAATTCAAATGTTTCTTTCACAGCTGAATGAATTACACGCTTCTGATACTTGGCGGCTTTGGTGTTGCAAGTATGAAATTATTGAAGAGCTTCAAGCTGCTTACTTCAAAGTATTTGGTGTCGCTTTGGCTTACAGTGATTTAGAAACCTTAAAAACTCAAGTCAGAGAACAGTTAAAGGAGACATTGGCTAAATGACAGCCAATCCGGACATAGATTATGACGACCTCTGCAAGGCATCTTTAGCGAAAGATCATTTGCAGCAGTTCATGGAGTACAATTGGCTCAAGCCAAACACTCCTCTTATCGTGGGTAAACATACTCGCGAGATCTGTGCTCGGATTGACAAGGCTGTTAATGATTACAAGAACGGGATTAGTTCATACATTCATATCGTTGTTCCATTTCGACATGGTAAGAGTGATATGAGCTCTCGTTATCTTCCGCCATTCTTTCTCGGTATGTTTCCAGACGATGAAGTGATTCAAGGTAGTTATGGAGCCAGTTTGTCGGAAGGTTTCTCCAAGGATGTAAAAAAGATCATGGAGTCGGAGAGTTACGGCAAGACTTTTGATACGAAGCTCGATACAAAGTCGAATAGTAGCTCTGAAAGACACATTCAAGACCACGTTGGTAAATACTATGCCGTCGGAGCTGACGGTGGAGCTACTGGTAAAGGTGCAAATCTCTTAATTGTGGATGACTTCTTCAAGAACAGAGGCGAAGCTGACTCAGAAACAGTTAGAGCAAAGAGATGGGATTCATTCACTCAGGACTTTGTATCCAGATTAGCTCCAGTTCACATAGCTCTCGTTCTGAACACTCGTTGGCATGTTGGCGATATTTCCGGAAACATACTTAATAAGAACAATCCAGACCACAAGGATTATGATGAGGAGTTTCCAGTATTCGAGAATCTTCATTATAAAGCTCGACAGGATGACGGTACTTATTTATTTCCAGAAAGATTTCCAGAATCATGGTACCGGAAGCAGTTTGCTATTCAAGGTAAGTATGGAGCAGCTGCACTTCTTCAAGGAGAGCCAACGCTGAAAGGCGGAAACATGTTTGCTATGGAAGGTCTTCGATACATCACAGAAGGACAACTTCCACTTGATTTGCTTTGGGTTCGCTTTTGGGACTTGGCCAGTACTGAGAAGGAACGAGATAAAGACGATCCAGACTGGACTACAGGAGTTCGTTGTGCATATCGCGAATACAAGGGCTTTCCCCAGTTTTTCATAAGTGCAGGATCCGGATGCCAGGAGGAAGCTCCTAAAAGAAACGCCATGATAAAGAGAGTCGCAGAGTCGGATGGTCCAACAGTTTGGCAAGGAGTCGAATCTGTAGCCGGATATAAAGATACTTTCACCACAGTCAAATCAATACTGAGCGGAAAGTCGATCGTCCACAAGTGCCTAGTCTCGAAAGACAAGATAGTCAGAGCTTCTGTACTTGAGCCATTATTCGAGGCAGGAATGGTATTCATGGTCAAAGGATCTTGGAATGATGTCGTTTACGAGCAGTTAGAGCAATTTCCTGCATGTGTTCATGATGACTGGGTAGATGGTTGCTCGGGAGGTTATGAACTTGGAAAGAAAAGATACGAAGAGTCGAAGAAGTTAGCCGGAAGCTTAGGCAAAGGCGCTCAAAAAGGATGGAAGAATAATGGAAGTTAGACCAAAGGCTGTCAAATGGGACGTGGACAACCGTTTATCCATACTGGTATTCGGTGAAAATGCTATTGCTCCAACCGGACGTTATCTGATGCGTGGGGGTATATGCTTTCCCATGATGACTGAAGCAGATGGACTTCAAGGTTTCGCGGTTATGTGTGGAATGAATTTAGAAAGCAAAAAGACTTACGTTTTTGAAGAGAAGTCTTTCAAGGTTATCGATCATGTAATTACAAATGGAGTACTGGAGCTCGAAGGATTATCTACTTGGTTTCCGGAGTTATGGCGCATCTACTTTGCCAATCACTTTTTTTATCGGCAGAACTACACTACGGCAAAAAAATACCGGACTAGAATTTATCGCTCCGATATGATCCAACCCAAACCGGCAATTATGCAAGTTGAATGGAAGGATGACGATCAAGCAATGCACACAATTTTCGAGAAGGATCTTTTGAATGAGCTTCTTTATGCTGAAGACGGAAGAGTCCACTTAGAAATGAAAATGTTTACGGCAGGTGATGACAGTAAAGAATTACCTGCACTCCACGCTTTAAGCTGTGCTTTGAATGGCATGGACAGATATAGAATTGATTACGATATAAAATAGAGGTGAGTATGAATACAAACGAAAATAAAACCGGCTTAGAGATGTATGTCTCAAAAGTATTTAAGGAATTCGAGACTGATAGAAAATGTCTTGAGTTAAAGTGGGAAGACAATATCAATGCTTTCAACAAGACTCTTGATCAGAAGTTCAAGAAAGATGAGAAAGGTAAGTCTAAGAAGGATGACTGGAGAAGTAAGACTTTTATCGGAATTACCAAGCAAAAATGTATCTCTGCTCATGCGATCATAATGGATACAATCATGCAAGGTGACAAGCTTCCTTATTTCCTTGATGAATCTGACGTTGCTTCACAGCAGATAGAGCAGATACCCAAAGAAGAGATGGAGGCTCAGACACAGCAGAAGGAGTTGATGACGGCCACGATAAACGAGCAGATGAAAGAATGCAGAGTTAGTGAAAAATTCTCTAAAAATGTATTATCTGCTGCGATCTATGGCGAGACTTACGGAAAACAGACCGTTAAAACTATCAAGAAGTCTGGTTATGGATATGAGCCTCAAGAAGATGGTAGCGAAGTCTGGACCAAGCTTGTTGAAGAATATGACTATCCTAATTACGAAGATCTTTCTATATGGGATGTATTCAGAGACATTGAGGCAGATGACCTTCAGTCAGGTAGAGCTGTTATTCATAGACAAATGGTTTCTCCTTTTGATCTTCGCAAGATGAAAGGTGAATTTGTATTGAAGGATAAGATCAACTCGGTTATCTCGGAGCACCAAGGCGATTATGATGAAGAAAACACAGCTTCATTAAGACCTGCTGAAAGAGAGATCAAGAATCGCAAGAAAAAAATTACCTTAATCGAGTATTGGGGAAGAGTTCCTTCAGAGCTCGCACAGCAATTTGAAGATGAATTGACTAAGACTCAGAAGAAAAAAGATTTCTCAGTCAAGCTCAATGATACTGTGGAAGTCAATGAGGAGGATGGTCGAGAAGTTGAAGTCATGATAAAAATGGCAAATCATCAAATTATCAGCTACGTCAAGACTGATGAAGGCGAAAGACCTTTTTATCGTTCTGTTTGGGAAGAGCCCATCGATGCTATTGGCGGAAATGGTATTGCTGATAACCTTATTGAGATCCAGAAGCTTCTTAATGGATCTGTTCGGAGCTTTGAAGATAACAAGAAGCTGACAGCGAATGCTATGTTTGCCGTTAAGCGTAGATTCCTGCTAGATCAACCGGACACATTTGTTCCAGGCAAAATGATTGACCTGTCTGAAGAATGTGATGATGCGCGCCAAGCTATTCAACAATTAAACTTTGCGGACGTTGGCGAGTCGGCAGTCAGTATGATTAATCTTGCTCAGCAATTTGCAGATGATGAGAGTTCCGTTCCAAGAGTCCAACAAGGTGCCGGAGGTTCTGGCCGTGAAACTGCATTCGAGTTATCACAGAGACTCGAGAAGTCGGGAAAATATCTCGCAAAAATTATCAAGAACTTTGATACTGGGATCATTCAGCCAGTTGTTGCAGCATTTCTCGACCACAATATGGACGATGAAGAAGCTGAAGGAAAAGGCAATTACAAAGTGGTCGCCAATGGATTCAGTAGTTTCCAGAGTCGCGTTACTCGTTTAGCCGGAATTCGTCAAGCTATTGAAATGATCAATGGAGATGAAGAGCTAAGTAAGAGCGTCAAACGTGAAGAGATGTACAAGGAGTTCACTGAATTGCTTGATATTGATACAGATCGTTGGTTCATGAATAAAGAAGACGAAGAAGCTAGAATCCAAGCCGAGCAAGAACAAGCAGAAGTAGAGCGTCAGGCTCAGCAGCTCAGTATGGATAAGTTACAGGCTGAGATTGATCTAGAAAAAGCTAAGAAGGAATCACTCATAGCAGAAACCAAGATGAAGGCTGAAGAGCTTAAGCTGAAAATGCTTGAAGAAGCCAACAAGTTAAAAGAAGGAAATGCAGGTAGTGCGCAGAACTATTGATAAAATCAATGATTTATTATAAAATAATATGAAATATCAATAACCAAGTGTATAATTAAAATATGAAGGCAATTGAATATCTAAACAGTTCTGAGTCAATAAGACATGTTGCTGACCTCACTTATAGCGAGGGAGGCAAGATCTTATTAGATGTTATTCAGAGCAAAAAGGAGCAAGCATTGAAAGATTCAATGATGAGTGCAAGCAAGGGTCAAAACCTTAAAGCGTTAAGATTGCTGACCGTTGCCAACTCCTGTAATGATATTCTCAAATTTATTAATGAAGCTACTAAAAAAATACAAGAGGTCGATGAATGAGTACTGTCGCAGATGAAGTTGGAGAAGAAGTATCGGATGAGTTTATTGGTGCATTTGAAACCGATGAAGTTGTCGAGGATGAAGGTACGGAGACTGATGTAGATTCAGAAAAAGCTGAAGATACGGAAGAGCCCGAAGATAAGCCTGACGATACAAAAGATTCTGACGAAGGCGACGATACTGATGAAGACAAAGGTGAAGCTGATGAAGGAGAAGAAGAAGGGGAACCCGAAGAAAAAGATAGTTCACCGGAACCTTCGGAAGCAGAAAAAGCACTTGAAAAGCGAGTTAAAGAGCTTGAGGCTGAAGTAGAAGCCAGTAAGAGCAAAGCTGAAGAGAAAGAAGATTCTCCAGAAGAGAAAGACGAAGAGCAGCCAGAGGTAAAGATTGCTTCTGTGGATGACATGGTTAGTGAATTCGACGAATCAACTCAAGCCGGACTCAAGGAGATCTTTACAGACTTTCCAGAATTAAAGCTCGTTCTCGATAAGATCAATGAAAACGCTCAAGCAAAAGTTCCCGAAGCTCCTAAAAAGAATGAATCGGGAAAAGAAGCTCCATCTACTGAACAGTTAGAAGAAGGTCGTTTTTGGACATCTTTATTAAAAGAAAGACCTGATGCGAGCGATATATCATCTTCTAAAGAATTTGGTAAGTGGCTCGATGCTCAGTCAGCCGGAGTTCAAGCAATGGCCGGAAATCTTAATAAAGATGATGCTATTTCATTATTGGAAGCCTACGACGCTAGTCGTCAGAGAGCTGAAGAGAAGAAAGACGCTATCAAGCAGAAAAAAGAGCAAAAGAAGGAAATCAAGAAAGACCTCATTAGTGGCGACAAGAAAGCCGGTGATTCAAAAAAGAGTGGCGACTCTGATTTTGAAGACGCATTTAATGAAGCTTGATGAAAACTTAATTGAGCTTAGGTGCTCAAATAAATACGAGAAGTTTAAAAGACCTTGTGGAAAGCTTTTAGCTAAAGCAAGTGGAATTGAAAAAGGCGCTGTTATCAAGCTTTATTGCAGAAAGTGCCAGAAAGATTCCAGAATAGAATTTCTCTAACTGAGTAGGTTAGAGATTATATAGCCAGAGCCCCTTTGAAGGCCGGAGCAGAAATGCTAATCCCGTTGTTTCGGGTTTATCAAAGGAGGCGATCATGGCTGTACAAACTTATGGTGATATTTCACCACGTACTGCTGCTTTTGCTGCTAAAAAACTCCTTTCACGTGGACAAGACATGCTTGTTACTGAAAGGTTTGGACATTTCGATCCGCAAGGAAAGAAGAAGTCCAAAGTTAGGAAGTGGAGACGTTACGAGTCTTTAGTTCCTGCCACTACCCCACTAACAGAAGGTGTTACTCCTACTGGTAGTTCAATTAACTTCACTGACATCACAGCCACACTTTCTCAGTATGGTGACTGGGTTCAGATCTCTGACGTTATTGAAGACACACATGAAGATCCTGTCTTGATGGAAATGATGGAAGTTTGCGGTGAGCAAGCTGCCGAAACTATCGAGCTTCTTCGTATTGCCGTACTCCAAGCAGGTACAAATGTTTTCTATGCTTCTGGCGTAGCTAACAGAGCTGCTGTAATTAACCCACCTTCGCGTGGTGACTTCCGCCTTGTCTATCGTGCTTTTAAGCGCAATAAAGCTATGGAAATTAGCAAAATAGTCAAAGCGACTGCAATGATTGCCACTGAACCGGTAAATAAAGCCTATTTCGCAATGGGCCACACTGACCTTGACGCAGATATTCGCGGTCTTACAGGATTTATCCCTTGTGAGAAGTATGCGAACTCTGACAAGTGTTTACCAGGGGAAATCGGCAAGATTGAAAACACTAGAATTATCCTAACAAACCTCTTCAACCCTTGGGAAGAAGCCGGTGCGGATGGACAAGCTCTATTGTCTGGTGGTGTGGAAGTCAGTTCTGATGCTGCGGCTGATGTTTACCCTCTAATCGTAGTTGCTAGAAACGCTTACGGTATTGTTCCTCTACAGGGCCACAATGCAGTTAAGCCTTCTGTAATGAATCCGGGCAAAGTATCTAAGTCTGACCCACTCGGTCAAACTGGATTCGTTTCTTGGAAGACTTACCAAGCTACTGCGATCCTTAACCAGTCTTGGATTGCAAGAATCGAGTGTGGTGCAACTGCATCTCCTAGCTGATTCTATCCATAACTGATTCACTTGCCGTCATTCTTTCGAGGATGACGGCTTTTGAGGTGAATAACCACTAAATTAAAAAAGGTTCATAGTCATGCCATCAAATAAGAATAAAGGAAAGTCGGAGAATAAAAATGAAGATCTCGGCTTAAATATCGAAAGTGAAAACGCAGAAGTGAATCAAGCTGCTGAAGATAATGCTCTTGCTCAGGCAAATGCTAAAATCGAAGAACTCCAAGCTCAGCAGAAAGAATCTGAAGAAAAAATCGCTGCTGCTGAAGAAGCTCAGAAATTAGCTGAAGCTAACGAAATTGCAGCGAAACAAGAATCAAAAGAAATTGAACATGGCGATCATGACTTCTGGTGGGTAACTTTTGCTGCCAAAGATAATCCCAATGCAGCTGATCAAGTTATGCTTGGTATCAATGGCAATATTCTTGTCATGAAAAGAAATGTTCCAGTTATCGTCCCTTCAAACTATCTTCAAGTTGCTGATCATGCTGTTGCAAAACAGTATCGCCAGTTACCTGGAGAAGAAAGAAGAGTTGTTGGCGAAATTAAAACTTTTCCTTACACGAAAATTAAGCCCGCCACTAAAAAGGAATATCTTGCTATGAAGAAGAAGGGCACACAGGCTAGCAAAGAATCCAACGCGAAGACAAGTAACTAATGCTGCTTGTAGCCATAACCAGTATGACGAATGAGGTCTTGATGGAGTTGCCTGACGTACCGGCACCTCTTATCAATCTTCGTATGATCAAGACAACCACAGACTTTTGTGAGCGAACTAATGCTTGGCAAGAAGAAAGTAGTCATACTGGTGTAGATGCTCAGAGAGAATACACTTTGGTAAAAAGTACTGAAGGCGAAATAATCAAGATAATGAAAGTCACTATCGACGATAATGAAGTCGCCTTGGGGAATTACGAACTAAAAGACGGAAATCTTTGTTTTCCTGACTATTACGTACCAAATGAAGGAGCAGCTGTCGTTGCTACTTTTTCTCTCATTCCCAATACGAACCAAGTTCCAGACTTTTTTGTCAGTAAATACAAGAAGCATTTAATAAGTGGATGTGTTTCATCTTTGATGATGATGCCGAAAAGACCATGGACTGACTACAATGCGTCCAAGCTTTTCGAAAAGGATTATTTCAAAGGAGTCGGCTTGGAGCTTAATCGACAAGCCAATGGTGGAGTTGGAAACGTTGGAGGTGTTCAAGCATGATCTCTTCAGTACCAATTAAAGAAGCTCGAAGAATACTTCACGATACGGAGAGCACAGGCTATAGATGGTCTGACGCTCAGCTAATCAAGTATTTGAATGAAGCTCAATATGATCTTAGGCATAAACGTCCTGAGTTCTGGCTAGACTCAGCAGGATCCCTTCAAGATCTTGTTGTCGTGGTAAGCCTTAGTACAGAAACTCTCCTAGAAGATAGGATCTCTGACAAACTCGCATCTTTCATAGTATTTAAAGCATTGTCTGAAGATGATGCCGATACGGAAAACTTGAATAGAGCGAATATCCACAAATCCCAATATGATGAATTGACGAGGTGATCAAATGAAATTCCTAAAATTAGTAAATGTTCCTCTGAATATTTTCGGAAAGCAAAAAAATCGTTATGGAAAGCGACTTCGTGGTGGACCAATTCCTTGGATAAATATGGGTTTTTCCGTAGCCGTTATTGGAGCTGCTGCTGTTCAGTATGTTGAAGGCGAGGATTCTATCGCTTATCTGCCGATCTCTGATGAAGTTAAAGTGAATGCTATTCTTCCTTTGATTGCTGAAGATATGTCCGATCTTGAAGTCGCTTTCCCCGACAAAGGATATATCTACGAAATTGTCGAAGATGATTCAGTTACTTGGAAAACTGCACAAACTGCTGCTAGAGCCGCACAGAAAGCTGCTGCTGAAGTACAAGCTTAATAATGGTTAATAGACTTTATCATTGCGATGCTACTACAGATAAAATCTATGAGCTTGACCTTGACACACGCTTAGATATTTCATCAGGGGGTGTTTCTAGTCCTGGAACTAATCCTTATGGTGTTGGCGGAATTGAACAACGCTTATATCATTGCGATGCTGCTACAGACAAGTATTATGAGCTTGATTTAGATACTTTTCTTGATATCACAGCTGGTGGTGTTGCTGCTATAGCAGCTAATCCAGAAGGCATTGGCGGCACAAATACAAGGCTTTACAGTTCCGACTCCACTGATGATAAGTATTATGAGCTTGACCCCGACACACTACTCGACTTAAGTTCTGGTGGTGTAGGTTCTGGGACTGGGTATACTGACGCAATAGGCGGCACTGAAGATAGGGTATTCTCCACACGTCTTTTCAGTCTTTCTCAAGGTAGGCATAATGAGCTTGATCCTGATACACTACTTGAGATAAATAGCGTAGTTAGCCCATCTACAAGACCACATGGCATAGGTGGTACAAATGACAGGCTTTATGCGCTTGATTTCACTGTTGACAAGATCTTTGAGCTTGATTTAGATACACTTTTGGATATTAGCTCTGGTGGTGCATCTTCTATAGGGACTAACCCTGAAGGTTTAGGCGGTATAAAGGTTGCAGCAGTTGTTCCAGAAAACTCTGAAAACAACAATGAAGTAAATACCTTAGTTCTCTGCCAAGTAGATGACATTGAAAACTCGAACGAAACAGAAAATACATCTGTATATACAAAGCTTAGTGAAGACTCTCAGAATCAAAATGAGATAGGTACCCTATCTTTTTGCCAAGTTGACTCTGTTGAAAGCTCAAACGAAATAGAAGAATTAGTATTTTCTCTTGAATTAAATAATGTTGAGAATACGAACGAGATTGAAAGCGTATTACCTCGAAAGTTCCTGCAACCAGACCCTTTTGAATTAAATCTGAATATGCAGAATTTTAATTTTATGGATACCACAGATGCTAGCATTAAAGAATCTTTATTAGTAGAATCAATATATAATTCAAATAATATCGAAAATACCAATGTAAAAGTAACTACCTTCCATTATGGTAAAATTAACTTTACAAGAATTTATCCAAGTATTGATAAATCAACAATCTATAAATAATAGGAGAATAGAATGGCTAAATTTTTACTTGACGATGCATTAGATGCATTACTAGACCACCTCATTACGCTTAATGGATCTAACGGACTTAAGCTTTATGTAGCGACTAGTGCTTTCGTTCCAGGCACAACAGCAATAGCAGATGCGTCTGTATTGAGCTCAGTTGGCGTGAACGTAACACTTTCCGCAAAAGCCAATGGAGATACAGATGGTCGTAAGATCACCATTACTCCAGATACAGTAGTTGCTATCGATGCTGCCGGAGATGTAGAACAAATTGTTCTAGTCGACTCAAACGACTCAGATTCACACGTCCTTGTTACGGATACAAGTTCGCCTATCACAGTCGCGATCGCAGAAGACTTGACAGTTCCTGCTTGGGACTACACAAGTCGTGATCCGGCTTAAGGAGTAGATTATGCCAGTAATGCTTCTTGATGAAATAGCGAAAGAGGAAAACACTTTCGCCATGACTGTTGATTTTATAGATGAGCATGGTAATGCATTCACGCCTAACTCAGGAAGCATTGACTGGGGACTCTATGATAAAGATGGTGAGGTTCTGGCATCAGCTCCTTCTGCGCCAACTTCAGCAGAGTCTATTGATATTGTTATATCGGGATCAAGTATGACAATTCAAAAACATGAACGAAAGCTTGCTTCTGCGCCAAGATTCTTGAGAGTTTCTGCTTTATATGATTCTGCTCTTGGATCTGGCTTGAAGGTGGTGAGTGAATATAAATTTTTTCTGGAAAACCTTAAAGGGATTTCATAATGCCAGTAGACTTAACTAGATTTGGGGGGATTATCCCAAAGCTTAGCCCAAATGAACTTCCGCCTATGGGAGCACAGGTTGCTCAGAATTGTGACCTAGTTAGTCAGTCGCTAAGACCTATTAATGTCGATAATCCATTCTTTGATCTAAAAGGTGATGATGGTCGGCTGAATAGTGGTATTGATGAGAGCGATGTTTTTACGACTCCCACGCCTTCGACTCCTTACATTAAGGAGATTGAGTACTTTGCCAGAAACATTGATCAGTGGGTGGGAGTTAGACGTTCGATTTATGTTGCACAGGTAGCTACGGATTTGGATGGTAATACGTTTGATGACATCAGACATTTCCATGATAATAATTATTCAACTCCCACTAAAGTAGTTTATACTGAGACTGGCATGAGGTTGACATATTCACTGCCTTCTATAACTCTTAGGCTTGAAGAAGGCTTTACTTATCAAGTTATTTCTCCAGTTTTTCAATTCAAGCTTTTGAATTCGCCATATAACGGAAGTCCAGACCAGACATTTTGTCTACCAACAGAGCTTGGAAGAGGTTACAATTCTATCATTCCTCGTGGGCGTATTCCATTAGTTTACAGAAAGCCGAAGCCAGACCAATTGATTATTCGAGTTAATGATAGTGATGACTTCACGCAAGGTGTCATTTATGGATACTTTGAGATTGAAGATGTTGATGCTTTCCCAATTGATAAAACAATTACGAATCCAGACGGTAATGGTGATTTAGTTGAAGTTCTCATTCCCTTTGAAGTTACTTTCACAATTAATCTCAATTACTCAGTTCCCAAAAGACGCACCTATTACTACATGCAAACGTACCTCAAGAATAGGACTGAATTGATCGAGAGTGTTCCTTCTGAAATTTCAGAAGCCGTTGAGCTATTGCCTGGACAAATTGCCACTATGCAGACTTATAGGACTAGTGCAGGCTACAGATTTAATAATATTTATAGGTCAGGCTCCGGTAATAGTTTTAGACTAGTGAGCCAAGCCGATGCAGACGAGTTTAGAGACACTGAATTCTTGCCACTCCGAGAAGAGTTACCTCCTTTTGGTAATCCTCCTGCGACCAGTGATGCCGAGCTTCAAGTTTTTCTTGAGGGAAGCATTGTTCATCCGGCTCAATTTGGGATTGCATTTAAAGATAAGGTTCTTTATTTTTCCGACTATTATAAATACCATATGTGGCCAGATGAGTATACAATTACTTTTCAAGACGATATTCAAGCCATTATGTTATCGGGTGGAAGTGTCGTAGTATTTACTTTAGAGGACGTGTATATAGTGAGTGGGGGTAATCCTGCTACCATGACTAAATATCTTATATCAAGTGTCAATCCACTCCTTGACCCAAAATCTCTATCACGAATTGGCAATACTATTTTCTATACCTCTCATGATGGTCTTTTTGCTACTTCGGGATCCAGTATCCAAAGCTTAACGAAAGAATTTTATACTCGTTCAGAATGGCTTGACTTGTCTCCAGAAACTTTTTCGGCAAAAGTGGCAGATAATAGTATTTTTCTTGAAGGCAATGTAGTTAATCTTCGATTTGATCTTGATGAAACTATTCAAGCAATCACGACTTTCACAGCTACGGACTCAACAAGCGGTTTTACTTGGAAGTCAAAGAGGTATCACTTTACTCAGCCAGAAATATTTGATTACTTCAAAGTAGATGCTGATGGAGATATAACAGTAAAAGCTTATGTCGATGGTGTCTTGGCCG